AGTAAAGCAGTGGTGGATTATATTTATAGAGAAATTGATAGAACTAATGATATGTCATTAAGTGTGGTTTATACTAATGTATCATCGGTGACTTACAAAAAAGCAACTGAAATATATGAGGGTAGCAGACATTTTATGGAGATTGTAATTGACTTAAAATGGACTGGTGGTCAAGTTGCTGAATTTCAAAATGTTCAAATATTAACTGTTTCTGGTATTCCTTTACCACAAGATTTATGCCACGATTTTGCATTTTTATATAAATCAAGTCAAAATTTGAATGGTAATATAGCAGGTTCAACCGATAACTTTTTAAGCACAACAGGAGCAATGCATTTATATGGTGCACATAACTGGACTTTAAATGGTTGGATATTGAGATGTAAGTTTAAATATGAGATATAAAAAGGAACAATATTATAATGTTGGATAGTTTGTTATATAAACAAAACGAATATTTACTGCAAGACCTTAAATTTACAGATTTTATAAATATATTTAATGTAGGCATCCCTAGAGCAGAGTTTAAAAATAATTCATCTAAATATAAAATTGAAAAACTTACTGATGACAAAGTTTATTTAAATAAAGAGAATTTTGTAAAATATTTTTTAGATAATAAGAAAGACGGTAAGATAAACTATTTGGAATTAGTGGAAAGGGCTAAAGCTGATTATGATTTTTGTGATAAATATACTCCTAACGAGATAGATACATTTGAGATTATGGCTACTAATTATGACAATTCATTTTTAGATAGTGCATTAAGTATAAGTGAGAAACAAAAGAATATTCAACTTTTATATGAAATAAAAGCACAAATTAAAGCGAGTGCGGTAGAAGATATTAAATATCGTAGTGAGCATCGTGCATCTGAGCGGATACCGATTATCCCTGATTTTGATACGATAGTGACAGATAGATTATATGAAATTTACAAAAAATATATTAGGGGTGGGTATAAGTGTGAGCAGATTTGGGTTGAAGGTGGTCGTCATGCTGGTAGGTCTGTTTGGGCTTCGTCTGTTATTATAAAAGAGCTTTTAGAGCATGATGATGTTAATGTTGTTGTAATGACGAAGAACCATAATGCAATAATGGATACTGTGTATGCCCAGATAGAATGGGCGATTGATAATATGAATATGACTGATTTTTTTGAAAAGACTAAAAACCCACCTATTATAAGGAATAGGATGACAGGACAGAAGATAATATTTAAGGGAATTACTAACAATGAAAGTTTGAAGGGGCTGACGAGTGATAGTATTGGCAAATCTTATAAAATATTATGGATTGATGAAGCTAATAAAATGAAAGATGCGAGGGAGCTATCGGACACTCTTTCATCGTTTAAAAGGGGTGTATCTAAACAGCTTATCATTTTGACATTCAATACTCCTATGAGTAAAAGGCATTGGATTAATATTTTGAAGAGGCAGAAAGACGAAACCAGAGTATTAGTTCATTGCACTTATAAAGATGTTTTAAATCATAATCCAGAACACATAGCAAGTCAGCTGTCTCTTATAAATTTTTGTAAAGAAGAAAATCCAAATTTGTATAAATCAATGTATTTAGGTGAGGAGTTATATGAAGGTGGTGGAGTATTTAATAATATAGAAGTTAGAGAAATAAGTAATTATGAAATATCACAATTTGATTATTCTAATATAAGGTGTGGGTTAGATTTTGGAACTTCTATGAGGCATCCTCAGGTTATGATAAAAATATATTTTAATGAAAAAAGAGGAGAAATATTATTTTTTGATGAGATATGGACGACAGAGCCATTGAGCTTAGATGAATTTACTGAGATTATTAAGAAAAAAAAATTTGATAAATTTATGTTTGATGATGTAATGTTTGATATACCTATTATAGCCGATAGTAAGGAAAGGACACAGATAGAAAGTTATAATAAAGACAAAGGGTTTAGTAATATGACATCGGCTTATAAATATAATGGAGTTATATTAGATGGCATTAATTTTTTGAAAGGGTATAGGCTTATTTTTGATAAAAATAGATGTCCGAATGCTTTAAAACAATTTTCGGATTTTTCTTATGAAGAAAAGGAAGATAGCCTTGGAGAATTATATTACTCGGAGGATGACCCACAAGAAGAGAACGATGATGCTATAGATGCTACTATTTATAGTTTGAATAAAGATATTTCTTCCAAAATCAAGGAAGTTAAAGAGTATGAAAAAGATATTTACTAATTTAAAAAATAGTTTTAATAAAAAGATATTTACATTTTTAAACAATAATGGGCTCGTTCAGGATTTTTTACAGAGAAGACTTAATGATATTATTGTGGATGATGAGAAAGGGGAAGAAAATAAAATAATTTCTGATTTTGATTTTAATAAAATTTTAGAGGAAGATGTAAAAATTTTAAGACGAGAGCAAGCTATATTTGATGAAAAAATTAGGGATTTGGAAGAAAACAAATATTTTAGGAAATTCAAAGAAGCTAGGAGGAAAATTACTGATAGTTTTGATAATAGTTGGAAGACATTTCCTAGATATGACACTAACAATATAGACAATATTACAAAGATTAATTATTTTTATCGTAGTTTTATACCTTACAGATATTTAGAAAATATAGCTACTGATGAGATAGTTAATAAGTGTTGCAGTACTCCTGTTAAAGATGTAGTTAATACAGGGTTTAAGGTTATTAGTAGTAATGAGGATATTTTAAAGAAAATAGATGAGGTAAACAATTCAAATAATACTAATCTATATAGTTTAAACAAAACATTAGTTATGTATTCAAGTAATAATAGAATATATGGGGTATCGTATTGTCTTCCATTAATTTACAAAGATGGGGATTTATATCGTGAGGTTTATGCATCAGAATTTTCATATAATAGTGAGTTTTTAGAAGAAGATGGGTTAGAGTTTAAGGGATTTAATGTTATATATCCAGAGCATTTGATATATGATACAAAAAGCTTTGATTTTACAAGTATAGGGACATCCTATTATTCTCCAGAATATTATTATGAGATAAATGGTGGTATTTTGATACATAGGAGTTGGCTTAATAAAATTATATATAATCCAGTTGGGATGTATTTACTTCCTAGGTATAGATTTGGTGGTATAAGTTTGACACAATTAATCTGGGATGAGGTTTATAGTTATGCTAAAGCATTTACTGCGATAGATGACCTTATTAAAATGAAGCGAATATTTACAATTGATATAGACAGGAATGATTATAGTAGTATTAATAAAGCTAACATTGATAAATTAGTGCATACGATTAAGCACTATATAACTAACAACTCTGTTTTGATAAAGAGGACTGCTAGTCAGATTACTCAAATTCAAGCTGACCTAAAAGACTTACCACCAGCATTAGAGACTTATATGAATAGATTATCGGCTGTGTCCGGGATACCTGTTTCAATTTTATTTGGGTTAGATGTGAAAGGTTTTAATAATACTGGGAATTTGACAATTTTACAATATAAAAAAATGTTAAAATCTATTCAATTAGATTTAGAAAACATTATAAATATGCATTATAAATTAGCTTTTAAGGTGAATTGTAAGCTTGAAGATATTAATTTTAAAATAGTATGGAACCCATTTGATGATAGTAGTGAACTAGAAAATAAAAAGAAAAGTATAGAGTTGGGTAGATTTTATGTAGAGTTGGCAGAAAAAGGGATAATTGATGCTGGGATATTGATGAAAAAGCTAGAAGAGGAGGATATAATCTAGATGTATATTAAATTAGGTGACTCTTTTTCACAGAAAGAATTTAAGAATGGAGAACTGCATTATAAAGGTGTCCCTATTGCTAGGTATGGAGTATTTGAATATTTAGGGAAGGAGTTAGGTGTATCTGGAAATTCTAATAAATTATTTAAGGTTTTGCATCCTAAGGAAGAATTATTTAATCAAAAAACAATAGATAGTTTGACAGATATTCCAGTTTATCTAGGGCATGTATCTGCTGATAGGGGAGAAAAGCATAGTGTGGGGTTTTTGAAAGAAGTTTATTATAAGGAGGATGGAAATAGTGATGATAAATTATATGGAAATATAGTTATTTTTGACAAAAAAGCTATTGAAAGAATTGAAAAAACAGGGTTAAAAGGGTTGTCGTTAGGATTTTATAGTGATGTACGAGAAGCTCCTAGAGATGCAGATTATGATTTTGTTTTAAGGAATATTAATGGTCAAGATTTTGGGCATTTAGCGATAGTGGAAGAAGGGAGAGTTGGAAAGGATATAAAATTATTAGATGAGAAACCAAACCAAATAGGAGGGATTATGGTTTTAGAAGAAATAAAAAAATTTTTAAAAGAAAAAGGGGAGGGAAAATTTAGTGATGAAGATATAGAAAAAATAACATTCACGACATCAGAAGAAATAAAAGATGAAGAAAAAGAAGAAATAAAAGATGAAGAAAAAGAAGAAATAAAAGATGAAGAAAAAGAAGAAATAAAAAAAGAGGATGTTAAAGAGGGAAAAGAAGAAATAAAAGATGAATGTGAAATTAAAGACATTGGCAATGAAAATTCAGGGAATTATAACCATAAAGGGCGACCAGGAGAAATTGGTGGAAGTAGTAAAACAGAAGATTCTAAACAGAACATAATTGATAGTAAACAACTTTTAGATAGCAATGAGTTTGTAGATGCATTACTTTCAAAGCTTAAAGAAAGAGAAAAAATTAAAAATAGCAAGGCTGAAATTGAAAAACTTATAGGATGCAAGGTTATAGGTGATAGTTATGATACTATAAAAAAATATAAAGAAGCCTTTGAAGCTGGGAGGAAGGCAGGAGAAGCAACGAAAGTTATTAATCAAAATTTCAAAAATGAAGACAATGAAAATAATACATATATATTTAAAAATTTAGCTTTAAAATTAGCAGGGGAGGAATAAGGATGAATTTGGATTTTCGTAGAAATTTTAGAAAAGGTTTGATTGGAATGAAAGATGGGTTTGTCAAAGCTGATGATTTTAATATTTTTGGGGTTCCATCTGATACAGCGGCTGGGGATATTACACTTACAAGCAATATGACAGATGGTGATTTTATTATTATAGGGAATGTGAGATATGATTTTGTAGATACTATTGATAATACTATTCCTAATCAAGTCAAGGTTGGAACAACAATTGATGACACTTTGACTGCTTTAAAGCATGCTTTAGATGGGTATACATCTGATGCTGATATTAGTACATCTACTACTCAAAATCAAAACTATACATCTTCAATAGATGGGGATAAAATTACTATCACAGCTAAAAAATCAGGTGGAGATTATAATACAGATATTGCTACCAATAAAGCTTCTGGGATAACAATAAACAATATTACTGGTGGGAAGAATGAAATTAAAGCAAAAGTTGGCAATGTTTTCACTTATATAAAATCTAATACAGGTTATAGTTATAATAATGCAGTAGGTATGGGTGGAAGTGGACAAATAGCTGGGATATTGTTATCTTACAATTTAGTGACAACTAGATTTAATTTTGATGTTAATATAACTTCTAGTTTAGAAGTTGAAAACAATACTCAAGGAGCCATAATTTATAATGGTAAAGTGTGGGTAAAAGTGAATAATGTTATAGGGGATTTAGCAACATCTACCCCTGAACCTTGTTTCAAAATAAGCACTGGGGATATATATTGTTGGGAAAATGGTTTTAGTGAAGATGAATATAGGAAAATTCCTGGTCGTTTTATTATTGTGAATACAGAAAACGATGAGCTGGCACAATTAGAAATAAATTTATAATAAATTTTGGGGGTAAAATGGAAAACTTATTTAATAATACATATACTAATGAATTTAGTACGATTGATGATAATATGCAATATAATAATAGTAATGATTTTTTTTCATATCCAACGAATATGAAAAATAAAATTGTAGATTTTTTAAAAGATTATCAAGATGAGTGGAAATTGAAAAGGTTAGGGTTTGGGAAAAAAGATAATATTACTGACCAGAAAATGAACGAATTATGTAATGTTGCGATAAAAAACGAAGCTATTGGTAATATAGGTTATTCATTTTATCGTTTTATAGAGAGATATCCTAATTTTTTTATAGAAATGACACCAATGAATACTGCAACCAAAATATTCCCAGAAACTATTATGGGTGATTTTACTACAATGACAATTGAAAACAGGAGATATATACCATCGTTCAACTCTTCTGAATATAACGATATTTCAAATGGTGCTGAGTCTAACGTACAGATGATTTTAGATTATATACCAACTATAAGGTTATCTACTACTTTTTGGCACTATTACCTTCAATCTATGATGTCAAAAAAATTTGCAGGATATGATGAAGAGGAATTTGTTAGAAGTAAGACTGCATACTTAGGGCTTAGAAATATTATAGATGAAATTAGGTTTTATGGTTTTGAAACTGGAGATATAAATAAAATTAGTGCTTATAATAATGTGTTTAGAATGTATGGGCTATTAAATCATCCGTTATTAGATAACCCTATTCCTGCCACATATTTTGAAGTTTCTGGAACACGATACACATCGTGGAAAGATAAAAAAGAGCAAGGACAGGGAAAATTAATTTGGAATGATATTAGTAATTTAGTTGAAACATTAATAGCTAATACTGATGGATTAGTTAGTTTACCAGATAGTAAAATTAAACTTGCAATGCCTAATACCCTTTATAGTTGTCTAAATACTACTTTAAATGCTTTTGAAACTAAAACTGTTATGAATTTAATTACTGAAACTTATAAGAATATTGAGATAGTGCAGTGTCCTAGACTGAAAGATAAAGAAGGTGTAAATTGGGTTTATTGCACTGTTGACAGGGTAGAAAACGAAGAATACAATAATATTATAGGTTATTTTGGAACTACTGCTAAAACTTTTATAACTAATTATATTCAAGCTGAGACCAAGAAAACAGGTATAGAAATATCTACTGGTATCGCTGGTTTTTATCCAGGGCATCCTAAGGCAATAGTTAGAATGAATAATATTTAAAAAATGTGGAGGGAGAATGGGAAATAAAGTTATTATAATTAATTATAGCTCCCCTTTATGTTTACAGATAACAATAAAAGGGGCGACTATAACAAAGGTAATTAATGGTATTGATAGTAAAGGTGTGGTTAAAGAATTTGTTAATATTAATGGGGAACAACAATATATTAAAATTTATGATAAAAAGAAAAATGCTTTTAATAAGTATATAAACGACCCTAATCCTGAATTTACTAATTATAACGACCGATATGCAACAACGGAAGTAAGTGAGGAAGAATATAATCAATTAAAAACTTATAAAGTTTTTCAAGATAAAGTTGAAAAATTAAAAACATTGCTAGTTATTGAACCAGGTAAAAAAATACCAAACGACGAAAAAATTAAGGAAGAAAAATCTAAACTTAAAACTATTAATAAAATGAAAACAAAGAAAGATATCCCTGAGGGTGTATATGTTTATGATAAACAATCACATTAATTTTACTCAAGAAGAATTTTTATCAATAATGTCTAAGAATATTAGAGATTATTTTGATGAAAATGGGAAAGAACATATAAAATATAATTTAGAGCTTGCTATTTCGTATTGCAGAAATTTTATTTTGAATTGTAAAAAATCAAGTGAAATTCCTCTTATTAAAGAGCTTGTTTATATGACTTGTTTATGTTATATAATTTCAAAAGACCCAAAATTGAGTGAATATTTAGGGCTTCCTATAAACCCTGCAACAAATGAGGCGAAAGTTGACAATGTAGCTATTAAACTAAATGCAAGTAGTAGCAACACATTATCTATATATGATGTTTGTGGGAAATATGGGCTTATATGTAAAGATTTAATTAATAGATTATTTTATGTAGCTCCTGTGGAAGTAGATTTTGACATTATAATACCTATGATATAGGCAGGTTGAAATGATTATATATGGCTTAAAAAGGGATAAAAACAAACAATTATATTCTATTTTAGGCAAGCTATGTAATAAACAGGTTAGAGCAGGTTGGATTAATGGGGAAAGGTATGAAACTGGTGCAAGCATTGCGAGTGTAATGAATTTATTAAATAATGGGGGAATAGTTATTGGTGAAGACAATAAAGCTATAAGCATTCCCCCAAGACCATTTTTGAATTTAGCTACAAAGCTAACAGAAGCAGACATTAATATGGTATGGAAAGAAGATTTTATATATAGTTTGAAAGCAATTTTAATTGTTATTATGTATTATATGATAAACAACATTAAACTTGCGATAGAGACTACAAACGAGCCTCCTTTATCAAGAATGACTATTGTGAGAAGGATGAGAACTAAAAAATATAGATATGCATTAGACAAACCACTTATGGAGACTGGAAAAGCTTATAACAGTATCAAAGGTGAAATAATTAATGTTTAATCTTATAAAAAGTTTAATTTCTCCTATAAATTCTTTATTAGATAATACAGATATGATATATTTTAAATTTATTGGTGAAGTTGAAAAAGAAGGTGGTATTGTAGAAAATGAATATGGAGAAGGTGTAAAGTTTAATGGTATCTATATTACTGATAAAGAAAAAGGGATTATGTTAGAAAATGGGACATATTTATCTAAATATGATGCACATATATTGACATATGATACAAATATTAGCACATTATTTGACAAAGATACTAGCTCTAATGATTATATAACATATAATGGATATAAATGGAACATTACTGGGATAACAGACCATAGCAAAGATAATGGTTGGATTAGGATATATATAACGAGAGATAGCAAATGTTGATTATAAACGATGTTTATGAAGGTATTCGTATAGCAATTAAGTCGGCATTGGCATATAATGATTTAAATGTAGCTGATTTTTCAATAATCCAATCTTATCAAGGAGAAATATATAATGCTGACAGAACTAAAAAAGCAACTATTTTTATGACGATACAAGATTTATATTGTAAAACAATGCCGTATAATTGTTTATATAATGGGAAAGAATATTTTATAAATAATTATGAATTTAATTGTTATATTGATTGTCAAGCTGAAAAAAATGCTGACTATTATTTATTATTATTAAGAGAATATTTTTTTCATTGTTGTAATGCTATAAAATGTAAAGATGACTTATTTAATAATAGTTATAATAATAATGTTTTATTTTTATTAGGTAAGGATGAATATACTAGGTCATTTACGATATGGGACAATAATAAGTATAGGGTTTTGCCTAGATTGACTTTAAAATTTGTGGTAGAAAATATAAGTGAAAATAAGAAATATATTGATGATAATATTAAGGATATAAAGATAAGAACTTGGGGGGTATAAGATGGCTAATATAGATACTGTGCCTATAAAAAAATATGTTAATGTAAAAAGCACAATTCCTTCGTCCACAAATTTCACGAGCAATCTTTGTGGGAGGTTTTTTTTAGAGTTTTCACAAAATTCATATGTTCCGACTAAAAGCATATTAGAATTTAAAAGTGCGGATGAAGTTGCGGAGTTATTTGGTGTAAATTCTTTTGAATATAAATTAAGTGTTGAATATTTTGGGTTTACAAATAAAAGTAATGGGGCTCCGACATTAATTAGTTTTGCAGGGTTTAATACAAGTGTGACAAATCCATTTATAAGGACTAAAAGAATAAACATCCAAGATATATGTACTGCTTTAAAACAAATAAGCGATGGTATTCTTGATATAAAAGTTAATGGTATGGATAATATTATAACAGGTCTTGATTTTACACACGATGTTAATGTAAGTGATTATTTGACAACTATTCAAGATGGTTTAGACAATATATTTGGCAGTGATGCACTGAATGGGTATACGATTGAATATGTGTCTAGTATAGAATGTTTAGTTTTGAAAAAAAACAATGCTGTTGTAAAAACATTAGAGATAGTTGAAGTAGATACAGGTAGTGGTACAGATATTTCTAAAATTTTACAACTTGATACAGCATCTAACCCTTATAATAATAATGGGGAAGGATATAACAGTATTGCTGAATGTTTAGATTATACTGAAACAAAATCTGACAAATTTGGAAGTTTTGGGTTTATAAATAAAGAATTAAATAGTAATGATTTAGCTGATATTCATACTTTTATCACAGCTAAAAAAGATAAATATTTATTTAGTATGGATGTTAATCCTACTAATTATAATACAATAAGTGAGCTGACTAAAAATTATGATAATTTTGTTTTAAATTATTCTACACAAACAGATACTATGGCTATTCCTGCTTTTTTTATGCCGATGGCAATTATGGCTTCTATAAATTTTGATGGTTATAAAACTACACAGAATTTTGGGCTTCAATCTTTTCCAAATATGAAAGTTGAAAGTTGCAATGAATCGTTATTTGACGACCTAACAGGTAAAAATATTAATATTAATTGTAGATTGCAACAAGCAGGGAATTATGTTGACAGGTATCAACAAGGGGTTTGCTCTAATGGGACTGCTACAAATATTGTTGCAAATAGAATATGGCTTGATACAACTATTACTTTTGATTTATTTAATTATTTAGACAATGTAAATAAAATTCCTAAGACCACTGCTGGAAAAACTGCACTAGATAATGTAGTTATTTCTTGTTTAGATAATGGGGTTAATAATGGGGCTATAATGACTGGTGTGGCTGGATTAGAAGATACCCAAAAAACGATTGTAGATAATATACTTGGTGGGAAAGACCTAAACGATGTTTATTTAGAGTTAGCTCAAAGTGGTTATTATTTACAGAGTTCTTTTGCTAAAATTGATGGAAAAGATACTTATATTGCGACAATTATTTATATGGCAGATGTAATTATACAATTTATTAGTATTTCAAATATTATATTGAAATAGGAGTGTGTGGAGATGCATAATGATATTACTGCGATAGGTGCGCAGATACTTATACAAAACAGAATGTTCCCAATAGGTTTAAATATAAAAGAATTTGTTAACCAAGGGCTAAACACTGATGCTTGGAATAATGAGTCTGCTCCTACTACAATTATTGCTGGGACGACGACCCAAGGGAATTTAATCAAATATGATGTTGTGTCAGCACAATATTTGACACTTAATATTCTTCCTAAATCTAAACCTTCTGAAACTTTTCAAGTTGAGAATTTACCATTCAATGAGGTTAGTAGTTTATTGATGCAATTTCATAATTTACATGTAGCTAAACGGTCTGGGAATGATTTGATTTTGCCAAATGCATTGCCTAGCCTTATAATACAAACATTAACAAACGGTTATAGTAAAATTATAAAAAATGCTATTTTTGTACCTAATTATTCAGGCAATCCTTTTCCGAGTATGACTGACGGGCACATTAATACAATTAATTTTACTTTTGCCTATTCTAGTGCGGATGAGACTATTAATGCTTAAAATAAACAGTGCATTTATGAACCTGCTTAAAATAAGCAATTATTATATTAATAAAGAATGGAGTAAGAATATGGTAAATTTTAATGAAAAAAGAGTAAAAGATGGGATTTATGCGATACTTGAATTAGAGGATTTATATAATCAAAAAAAAACTTTTTTTATTCCAAAATTGTTTGGTTTAGAAGGTTGTCAAATACAAAACAAACTATATACACTTTTACAAGGATTAACAAATAATAATATTGAAAATGACAATTATTTTACTGAAATTATGAAATATGTGTTAGAATATATTTATATTGCCCCTTCCATAGATGAATATGAGAAAATGAAAAAAATTATGTTTGTCAATGAAAATGGTAGGATTAAAGACAATACAAATTTGGATTGCGACAAGCTGACCTACTTATTTTGTTATTTTTTGGTTTATAATTATTCTTTTTTCTCACTTGGCGATTTGATAAATACGAATTCTACAAACTTATTCAAGGTGAAAACAATGATTGTGAAAGAAATAAGCTCATTAATAGTGGAAGCTATAAAATAACTGCTAATAGTTTAAAAGGGACTATGTTTGAGCTTCCTAAAAGTGAAATGCCTGATTTTGTTTTTGAATTAATGATGAATGAAAATATTAAATTATCGTTTTATGATATAAAGTATAAATATTCTTACGAAGATTTATGTAAAATATACGATGCATATATAATTAAAGGATTTGAAGCTCTTAGGAATAAAATATTAAATATAGAATAATTAGGTTGTTAAATCGCCATGAAAGAATTAGACAAGTTATATATTTCCTTTCATACGAAAGGATTGGAAAAAGTTAGGGATAATATTAAAAGATTAGATAGTCTTTTGAATGGTTTGGCAGAAAAGCTTAATTTGTCAAAGGTATCTAATAGTGTATCACAATCAATTACATCATTTAATAAATTAGAGGATGTTTTACAAAAAATTAAAACATCTTTTAATTTTAATGACAATATTGATAGTATAAAAGAGTTAAGTGTTTCGCTTCAAGATTTAAAAAAATCAATGAATTTTGATGAGAGCATTGACATAAAAAAAATTAATAAATTAAGTGTAGCACTAAAAATTTTAAAAAATAATTTAAATTTTAAAGGTAAGGGTAGTGTTTTCAAAATTGGAAATTACCTATTTGGAAAAAATAAAAAAGATAATAATAAAGATGATGATGATGATGGAAATAAAAAAAATTTATTATTATCTTTATTGACACTTGGGAAATATGCGACTGTATACACTGCATTATTTGTTGCATTGAGAAAAATTTTTAGCACTATTAAGAATGGGGCACTAGATGTTATCAAAACCTCAGAAGATTTTAATTATTTAAGTAAAGAGATAGGGGTATCTATTGAAAAGCTTCAAGAGTTTAGCAATGCTGAGAAACTTGTTGGGGGTTCTGGTAGTGGAATAATTAATTTATTAAAATCATTGAATTCTGGTATTGTTTCTATGAAATATGGGGAACTTCCATCCAATTTTGAGCTTGCGATGAAAAGATACTCCAGATATGGCTTAGATTTATTTAGAAACAAAGATAGTGTATCATTAATGAATAATATTGCTAAAACTATTTCTAACATAAAGAATGCTGAGGAAAAGGCTGATTTAGCTTCTATTTTAGGTATTGATGATAAAACATTGAGGCTTATGCTATCAGGGACAAATGATTTTAATAAGTATTTAGCTTCTGGGAAAGCTACGAGGTATTTGACAGAGGCTAGTGGGGAAAATATGGCTAAAGGTGTTTCTGCTGTTAGGAATATTAAGCTGGGTGGCAAAAAAATTTTAGGTAGTGGTATTTCTGGTGGAATGAATATATTAAGTAAATTATTTAATAGAGATGATAATAGCTATAAAGTTCCTGATTTAGAAAAGCTTAACAATGTTGTTAATTATAACATTGACAAAGCCAAGTCTATTAATAATTCTACTAATAATAAAACATATAACAATACAACCGATAACAAATATACAACTAACAATATAAATATTTCTGTTAATAAAGAAGAAGATATGGAAGATGTTGATTATCTTTTAGAATTGTTAAAAATTGAGAATAGAGGAATTAAATAAGGAGTTGTGAGATGTTAGCATTAGCTGGGGGATTTGATTTTGCTAAAAATGTTAATTTGCCACCTACATTAATGGGGGTTGGGACAACTTTTATTTTTTCTTTATTTAGAGGCAAAGGTGTAAAGTTAATTAAATTTTTTTTAGATGAAAGTAAAGAAATAGAAACTATTGAAGAGTATGCCACAATAGAAAAAAAATATACGGAAATTTTAAAAGAAATAGACATATCACAAGATAGTTTTAAGGTGGAAGGTGGGATTAAATTTTGCTCGCAACCAAATATGAGTGGGGCACCAATCACAGACCATTCTTATAGGGTTCCTAATAAGATACAATTTAATATATTTTTAAAAAGTCGTAATGAAAAAGATGAAAAGATTGATAAAGAAATAGCCGAGCTTTATGGTAAAAGGATTTTAATTTTTGCTTATAATAAAGTTTATTCTAATATGTATTTAAACAATAAAATAACAGAATTTAGAGGTATAAATGGGATATTTATTACATTATTTTTTAAAGAGATATTAGAACCTGTTGAAATTACTAAAACTTTTAAAAAGATTGATATTGTTGCCCCAGAGGATGCTAATACTGAGGAAGTGAAACATAACAAGACTATTAGTGCCCCTAGTATTGATGGAACTACTGCATTAAATAATTTGAAAAATTGTTATGCAGTGATGCCTCCTTCTTTTGTAGGAGTTTTTGCTTAATGAATGAAATAATATTAAATAATTCTCCAAATCAAAAAATTTATAATATTGTTCCTGATATAAATCTAAAAATTGATTTAGAATTATATTATAATAAGATTATGTTTATGAATTTATATATTAATGATGTGGTTAGTCTATCCAATGTCCCTTGTAAAGCTAATTTGCCATTAATATTGTATCCGTATATTATAAAAAAGATAGGTGGGAACTTTATATTTAAAACTGAAAAGGATAATTATCCAATTTATGAAAATTTTAATAAAACCTGTAAATTATATTATTTTACAAACAAGGAAACGATGTGAATAATAGGCGAATTATTTTAGATTTATTTACAGTTAATAAGCAAGGAACTATTACTGAAAAAATTAGCTTAGATAATTTAAATAATGAATTTAATTTGCATTTTACAATACATAGCCAAATAAATATTAATCTTTTAGAAGAGGCAGATTTTATTTTATATAATTTAAGTCAAGAAACTTTAAGTAAAATTTATACATTTAATCCATATGGTCGCGATGCAGAAAGGGTAAAAGTTAATTTTTATTTAGGGTATGGCAATGAATATCATTTGCTTTATACTGGGGATATTTATAATACTATTCCTAGTAGTGATAATTTTACAGATATGAAAATAGAATTGAAATGTTTAAGCAATTTGTATCCTGTAAGCGATGATAGTAATGTAATCACACTAAATTTTGAAAATGACATAAGATTTTCAAAATATATAGATTATATTTGTAAAAAATTTAACATTAATTATGTTTATAATTCAAAGACAGACCCTATTATTACTACTAGATATCAAATAACAGGTGATATGGAAAGGATTTTTGATGATATAATTGATATCAATCCAAATGTGGATGTATATTACACTTGTGGGAAATTATATATTACTGATAAAGACAATAATAGTGTCAAAGGGTATGTTTTATTGCCTGGGAATATTTTATCAATTCCAAAGATTGATATATTTTTTTTATATATAAAATATAGGATTGTTAGTGATATTAAAGTAGGGGACTGGGTAAGGTTTGAAAATACAAGATTTATAGACAATAAAGTTTTGAATGGTGAGGGTAATTATAGTTATGCAGTTGGAGATTATAAAATATATAATATAATTTATAATGGTGGAACTATGGAAAATGATTTTTATATGTATATTAAAGCTTTAAGGGATGGGGTTAGTAAAATTTAATGGAAGCATTATATTTTTTGAATAAAAAAGGTATTGAAAAAGCTAAGCTGAATTCTTTATTGTCAAGAATAGAGAAATTTATTCCTGCGAAGGTGATTGAGTATGACAAAGAAACGAATAGGGCAAAATGTCAAATAATGATATATACTGAAACTACTGATGATAAAGTTATTCCACCAGCTCCTGTTTCTGATATTCCTGTATTTAATTATGGTGGAAGTGATTTTTCTTTTAAAATTAAAATAAAAACTGATGATTTAGGATATTTATTAGCATGTGATAACGATATTAGTAAATTTAAAGAAAATCATTTAGGAGCTCCGCCTGTTTATAATATGAGGCATCGTTATTTCAATTCTATTTTTCTTCCTGCTGGAATGTATAATATTGATAATGATGATAATATTTATATTGGTAATAAATTATCTTCATCTTATTTAAGTATTAATGAAGAAGATTTAAAAATGAAATCTAAGGTAATAAATATAGATGCTAGTGAAAATGTAAACATACTAATTAATAATGAGCCAGCTATTTCAATTAGTGGTGGGAATATTGATATACATAAAGATATAAATTTTAAAGGGAAAATTAAAATAAATGGAGTAGAAGGTGCGACAGGCACTTTTACAGACACTCCATCGGGTCGCACTATAAATATACAAAATGGGGTTATAACAGCAATTGTATAATTTAAAAATACTAGATAAAAATTTAAATATGTTATATAATGATGATGCTATAAAAGAATTAATTGAATGTATTATACTGACAAATCGTAAAGAGTTATATTACAATCAAACATACGGCATTAATTATGTTGATTTTTTACAAACCAAAGATACAGTTATTTTTCAAAAAGAATTACAAGATAATTTATTAAGTTGTGATATTATTGAAGAAATAACATATATAGATACTACATTAGAGCATAATAAGATTAATTATTATTTAGAGATTAAATTGAGAGATTATAAAGATATAACATTGAAAGGGGAAGTAGTTTTTAATGGTTGAATTACCTGATATATATCATTTCACAGATGGGGCATTAGATAAAGTTGACACTGCAAAGGTGTATGATAAAATAAAATCATATATTAGGGATGGGGTTGGAGAAGATGTAATTTTAGACGAGCATACTATCCTGGGAGCAGTAATATCGCTAATTACATATGAAAATGTAAAAATTATTAATGATATTATTCAAAATTTGCCATATTTTTTAGACCCAACTTATGCTCGTGGTACTAATTTAGATAATATTGCTTCTCGTTATAATATTTATAGAGGGGTTGGTCGTCCTACACAAGTGAAATGTCATATTACAGGAAAACCATATGCAATAGTCCCTAGTGGGACATTAGTACAAGATAATTATGGAAGGAATTGGGAAAATGAAACAAAATATACACTTGACAGTAATGGAGTTAATGATAACTGTGTTTTTTTTTGTACGATTGAAGGGGCAATTACTTTATCTGACAATGAAATAACTAAATTTGTGACGACAGACTTAAATTTATATACTATAACGAATGAGAAAACACTTGATACTGACATAGGGGTAGAGGCAGAATCAGATACATCTTTAAGTATGAGGGTTGCAACCAAATTGAATGCAAATAGTTTAGCTCCTGGTGTCTTAAAATCGGATTTATTAAACGTTGCTGGTGTGGCTGATGTTTTGTTTTACACAAATCCAGATACAGAGAATGAGTATATAAACTATAAAGGTTGTAAAATTTTAAAGGGGCAATCCCTTTTGGTTTTACAATTTACTTTATCTCCAGACTTATATCCAGAAATAAAACGACAGATAGGGATACGATGCTATAGAGACTTGATTGCTAATTATAATCTTGTTTCAAATAATGAGTTGGGTCCAAGTGATATTTTTACAGAAATAGAATATAATGGCAGTAAATTTTATTATTGCGAAGCAGCTCAATCTAATATTTATCTCAAGATGGTTATTTATAACCCATCAAATATATATACTACAGATTTTATAAATAATTTAAAAAGTTATATTATAAGGCATCAATACGATATTAGTGGTAGTGGTAGAAGGGTGTGTACGATTGGGGAAGATGTTTCCACATATGAAATTAACGACATTATACAAAAACAATTTCAAATATCATATGTTAGGTTTGAAATTAGTGCGGATGGGGTGAACTGGGGGACAAAAATTATTAATAACGATTATTCAATAATATATATATTTAACAAAGACTTAATGGATGTGTCCTTTGGATAATAATAAAGATTTTAATATTTTTAATCAAGAGATAGAGGATATAGACCCTAATACATTTATATTGTGGCAGTTTAGAAATACATTATCTGAAAAATTGCTTATAGCTTTGACAAAATTTTTTAATGAGAATGTGCTTATATTAATAAAATATATTAAAGAGAATATATTGAATTTAGAGACAGCTGACGATTATGGTTTAAGTTATTGGGGGAAAATATATAAAGTGAGTCGTGTTTGTGTTTTTGAAAATGAAACATTTATATTAGATACAGAAGAATACAGGGAACTTATAAAAGCTAAAATTTTACTAGGGAATATACAACTTAGCATGGCAGGGATATTAGAATATTTAGACTTAATTTTTCCAGGGGATAAAATAGACCTCCTGACCGCAAAGAATGTCTATTATTATACATTATCTAAGGATTTAAGTAATAAAGATATTGCAAAAATAATGACTAATAATTTACTTCCATATCCTGAGGGGTGTGTTATAAAAGTTAGGTTTGTTTTAATGAAAAATAGGTTTGGGTTTTCTCCAGATTGTAAAAACTTCAATAGTGCACCATTTGGGGCATATAGGGAGCTATAACTATGAAAAAAAGTGAGATTAATGTTTTTAAATTTCCTTGTCCTTTTGCATTTGCAGGGGATAGGTCAGATATACCAGTGTTACCAGCGAATGATAAAGAGGCATCTATTCGTGAGGGGTATAATCCTAAAACTTCATCTGCTATTGATGATGGTGGAATGCCTGTAACAAGGGAGACAATGAATGGGGTATTATATAAAGCTACAATCAATCAACATGCAGAGTTGGCTGGAACAAATCTAAATATTTACGATGCGAGCTATGCTACTAGTATAGGTGGCTATCCACAAGATGCAGTAGTAAAAATATATAACAATGATGGAAGTTATACTATTTATAAAAGTTTAATTGATGATAATACTTATAGTCCAGCTGTGGATAATGGGACACATTGGGCTATTATTAGAAATTATAATAATCTCTATAAAGATTTATCAAATTTAGAGCTAGATGGTTTTAAAAAGATGTTAGAGATTAATAGAGTTTCAAATTGTATTATTAAAGGCGAGGTTGATGTTGTTTATGAGGATAATAAGTTAATACTTAAAATTAAAGCTGGGACTATATTAGCTTACCCTAATGGGATAAAAAATAATAGTGCTGAATACGATAATATTTATCGTAATATTAGTGATGATTTAAACATAGATATTACAAATGATTATATTAATTATATGACTTCTGGAATATGTTATTTTATTTTTTTTGTATTCGATGGTGCTAGGACAGATACTAGTGTAAATTATTTTCATGGAGAACTTCCAAATAATATTAACAATAGATATATATTCTCTTACAGCCCTAATAATAATATTGTATATAATTTTGGAATACGAGCCTCAAATACAGTTTTTTTAGGTTATTTAAGTGTAAATAAAGATAATAATAGTATCATATACAAAAAAATTAATTATATAAATACAAAATCATATCCATTTCTGGTAAATTATGATTTTGCTTTTATTTTCTTATCTGGATTTGGTGGGAATACAAATTTTATTAAAATAAATTCGTATGGGAAATATGTTGTTAGGGTAGTCAATGCAAATTATTTATATGTTAATTTATATAGATTTGATGATTCTAGCTCAACTCTTATTAATGTATATAGAACTGGAGCTAATAATATATCTGAGCTTACATTGGAAGTTGAAATTAAAGAGCCTTATTTTGGGATAATGGTTTTAACTGATGCACAAGCTGATGTAAATAATTATATTAAATTTATTCCATATTTAAATTAATATAGGGAAATATATCTATGAAAAACAAAAATTATAAATTATTAGATAATGATACAATAACAATTAATAGGTTTGGAAGAGACATAAAATTATATAGGATTGAAGCAATAGTTGATATTGATGAAGAAACTCCGAAAGGATTAAAAGGTGGGTATATAGAGAGCGAAAGTAATTTAGAGAGTTATCAAGGTGAAGATACTGCTTTTGTTTATAAAGATGCGAAAGTTTTTGGTAAAAAGTGTGTTGTAAAATATAAAACAAAACTTAGATTTGGTGAATATTTTGGTGAATATTTTTAATACTTATATAAAAAATGATAGAATTAATAGAAAATTTAATATTACTTTTAAATAAAAACGATTTATTTAAGTATATATTTTATATTATATCTATATTATGTATAATTAAAATAATATATATAGATATATATAAAAATACATTTTTAAAGTTATTAAGTATAAATAAAGCACTTTTTGATTTTAGGGAATTTATTTATAAAAGTTTAGATAATATTAGTAATAAGATAAACGATATAGAAAAAGATATAAAAATATTATTAAATAAAAAGAATAAGAGTAAGTGATGTTAATTATTTTAATATTGATAATAATATTAATAGTAATAAAAAAGAGAATAGATATACTAACAATCGACAAACTATTTGAAAGACGGCATTATAAACGATGAATTAATTATAATTTATATTTATATTTTTCGCTTGTATTTTCAATATGTCCTTATTTTGATACATTGTTTTTATCAAATAAGCACTATCATTATTGTTTGTTGTCTTGTCAAAATTGCATAAATTGTAATTATGCAATAACACATCTACCCTATAATCTACATCTATAACAAAATTGACATATAAACACATAACTATATTATTAAACTGCCATTCTTTTTCTTTGTCCTTGTTATAATAATACTTGCAAGCATCAAATATTTCCATAGCAGTTAAATTAATTTTTGATGTTTTTTGTTTTAATATTATATCGTAATTATATAAATATTCTTTACAATTTATATCAAAACAATCTTGGACTTTTTTAAAATTATCAATGCACTTTTCAGGGAATGGAATTATATCGTTAAGCTTGTTTAAATAATCGTCATATAAAATTATATCTAAATCATCTATATTTTGTAATGTTTTAATAGTAGAGCTATACCCTACTGGGTAGTCTGACAAAAATTGTCTTTCAAAATTTTCTTTTGTAGGTTTATGTTTAATAATATATAATTTATTATTTTCTATTAAATATATATCCGTAAGTTCGTATGGGGGAATTTCTTCATTAGGTTTATGGATTATTGTTTCAAAATATTCTTTATATCCTAACGAATTAGCTTGCCCTTGATAATATTTTTTACAAAAATTAATAAATGTTTGACAATCTACATTTTCAACACTTGAAGACAAAAAATCATTTAATTCTTCTATAAATTCGCTTCCTATACATACATCCCCATCGTTGCAAAATACTTCGTATCCACCTTTAAATTTCCTATCAAACAAAAATTGACTTGTATTTGACATTATTCCACCACACACATTTTTTTATTTTCCAGTGCTTCCAAAACCATTCTCACCCCTTTTACTTTCTGAGAGACTATCTACATATTTAATTTGTAATCCATTTATTTCATTAGCGATAGGGATAACTAAACCTTGTGCTATTTTATCACCTTTTTCAATATAATATGGGTCTTTATTGAAATTCATTAATATTACTCCAACCTCACCACGATATCCTGAATCAATAGTTCCATTAAAAGCCCAAATTCCTCTTTCAGCTAATCCACTTCGCCCTGTAATTAATAAATAATGAGTATCTGGTATTTCAAAACTTAAACCTGTATTTATCAAAACCTGCGACTGAGGAGGTATAATAATAGTATCACAAGCTTTTATATCAAACCCTGCATCGTTAGGATGTGCATAACTTATATCGTATGCCATCTTTGATTTTTTAACTTTTAATAACATATCCCCTCCTGTTTTATTAATTGATTTTTGTGCGGTCAGTGGGAAAAAAATACAAACATAAATTGTTTGTATGGTAGGAGAATAGATAAAAAAACCCACTGACCGCCTATACACTATAAAAATAAGTTATAAATATATCATATTATACTTCTTACGGATTGAAAAGTCGTTTTGGTCTATTAAGTGTATCTGTATGTAGCCAAGATACATTATCTTCAAAATTTACATATTCAATCTCTTTTATATTTAAAAGTTCTTTTCTAATTTTATTATATTCAACAATTTTCATCTCTTTTAAAGATGCTAATAAACTATTTATTTTAGATTGAATATCATCTTTATCAAAACTATTTATAGTTTTATCATGCAGTTTATTTATATTATCTAAATAATCGTTTTTTATCACATTATAACATTTATCTTCTATTGATTTTATATGTAAGTCAAATGCTTTCCCGAATTTATGTGCTGAATAAGTATTATCTCTATTATGATTAAAACTCCTAAATCCACAATTCCATAAATCTTTATTATTTTTTTGAATACAAGTAGTGACCCCATATTTTTCTCTTATAACATCAATAGCTTTAAGCAAATTAGGGTCTAACAATATCCAACCATCTATTCCTCTATATTTAAGGTCTTCAAGTATTGATGGATGTATTAATTCTTCAAGTTTATAATATTTACAATGTATCATATTTTTTATTACCTATTTTTTTATTTATTAATATCCACATCTAGTATGAAAGGTGGTTATGCTTACATATTATATTTAGTAATATGAGACATAAGAAACATACTAAATGTAGTTTTTAAAATTTTATCTTTAAACTCCACCCAAATTTTAAAGGTATATATTTATTATCAATATGTGAATAAAGCTTATTTATAGGCTTAAATTCAATTTTAGGGCTAATTTTTTTTAAAATATTTTGAAATATATTTATCCCCTTTTTTTTATTCTTTAAATTTACAAGAATTAGCAATATATATTTTAAATATAAAAAATATCTTTTATTTTTTAAAATCTCAAATTTTATATAAAAGTTTATTAATTTTAAACAAACTTTTATTTGTTTATTTTTAATATTTTTATTTATTAATTTTATAGTTATATTTAATATTTTAAATACTTTAATTTTATTATTTAGTTTTTTATTATTTAAAACTTTCTCTATTCAATTAATATTTTTATTCTTTTTAGCTTCTTCTAAAAGTTTTTTTGTTTCATTATAAACTTCTTTACAATTTTCAACATTAATAGTACCATCTTCGTTTAAAAAATTATCTTTTAAAGTTTCTATTTTCTGTATAAATGTTTTATCTTTATAATTACAGAAAGAAAAAATAGATAAAATTTTAATAACATTATTTAATAATTTACATAAAAAAGTGTCATCTTTTTTAGTTGGTGTAAAATATACAATAATTGTCGTTAAAATTGACAAAGAAAACAAAATAGACCCTATATATTGTAGATTATCTAAATTAATTAGATTTGTTAGAAACTTCATTTTGTCCCCCCATATTTTTTTATTATTATACAAAAATAACTATTTATTGTAAATAACTTTTTAGCCATTTTAATCATTAAAAAGTCTATTTTTTCTATTTAAAATATCTGTATGAATCCATGATACATTGTTTTCAAAATTTAATTTTTCTAATTCTTTTATTTGAAGCAAATTTTCGCGAATTTCATTATATTTTTCAGTTTTAAATATTTTTCTTTCTTTTTTTATTTCATTTAATTCATTTAATAAATCTTCTCTATCTTTATTTTTAGCTAAAATATTTTTCTCTTCTTCTAGCTTTATTTTAGAAGCTTCATTTTCAATTTTTACAATATGTAGGTCAAAAGCTTTACCTAATTTATGTGGGGAAAAATTAAACATCACCCCTCCATAATTTAACGGGAGAAGTCCGCAAAACTGTAAATCTTTTGTGTTTATAGTTATAGCTCCATACATTTCTCTAATATAATCAATACTTCGCAAAAGATATTCACTAAATAGCATTATAGAATTAATATTTTTTAAACGAAAAATATTAATCATCCTCTGTGGCACAAGTTCTTTTTCTTTAAAATATTTAGGTATATACATTTTTATTTATCCTTACAACTTTTAAATTCATTACAAACATTATAAAACTTGCATTTAGGTAGCATAAGGCTAGCTAATTCTGGTTCAATTTTTGAAATTTCATTTTTTACTTTACTCCATAAATATCTAGCTTCAGGATGGGCTTTATTACACAATCTTTGTTTTGAAATATTTAAAATAGCTTGCATATTAAATATTGCAATAAAATCTATTGGTGTATTTCTATTAATATCTTCGTCTTCTAATATCTGACTAAAATCACATCTATTAGATTTTTCAAAAAATTCACAGCCTACTTTATGCCTATCAAATTCAAACACAACAAAACTTTTTACATTTTCAAATAAAACAACTATTTCCCCTATTCTAATAGGAGAATGCTCTGATTTTATTAATTTTAATTTAAATTCTTTTTGTTTATTTTCATCTAAATCAAAAAAGCTAGTATCCTTTTTACCTCTAGTTATTTGACAGGCTTTATAAATAATATCCCAGTCAATATTATTTTTTAAGATTGTTATTTTAGGTTCTAGCTGTGGTATTAATTTATTATAATTAAAATTATGGTCGTCTATATGCACATCAGCATATATTTTACTACAATCTGGGTATGTTTTTAATCCTTCTTTACTATTTTCATTAACATAATCAAATTTTAAATCAAATTGTTTAAGCCATTCTAGAGCTTCGTTTAATTTTTCCCCTTCTCTGCAAGTATATAATATAGTTTCCCAGCCTTGTTTTTTAAAGTATTTTACAAGATTAATCTTTTTATAATTAGGTTGCCCTATTTCTGGATATTTATTTTCGCATAAGGTGCCATCAAAATCAACTGCTACTATTTTAGACATATATCCTCCTTATTTTTTAAATTGCATCAGCTTTTTTATGTAATAGTTTTTTTAAAATGTTTTCAAATTCGCTTTCTGTGAAGCATAAAAAACAAACTTTGTCTTTATCCTTTTCAAAAATAATTTTATTAATAGTCTGGATCATTTTATAGTCTTCGTTTAAATACCCATTTTGAATTTCGATAAATGCCTCTTCTTTTAGAAAAAGCCTACTCCAACATTCTTCATTTAAAATTACATCATCACAAGGGCATATTGTTAGAGCTTTGGAAGGGCATATTTCCCCGATATAATTTAACTTGCTTTCATCTATATAATACATATTACAGTGTTCCCCCTCACATAATTTCTCTATCAGGTTCTTCTATTTGACTATTCATTTTCTCCACCTATCATATGTAGGAGAGTATTGTATTTTTCTTTAATTAAGTAGTTTATAGTTTTATGCAAATCCCCTGTATTTAACATTTTAAATTTTGATTTACCTAGAATAATTGTCCCATTTAGATTTTCTATTTTTTCATTTTTGTATTTTATAGTTTCTTTATAATCGTCAAATTCTGTTTGATTAAGGAAAAGCCTGCAAATACAGTGTTTAGTCAATATAAACTCATCACAAGGGCATATTGTATATTTTTGCAATGGCAATTTTTACCTATAAAATCGCCAGTTTGTAATTTAGTTTCATTTAGATAAAACATTTATTTCCTCCCTGTTAGCAATTTGATATCTATTTGTTTAGATTTAGTTAACAACAAATACTTAATAGATAACCATGTTAAAAGCTCAAAGGTTTTAACAATGTGATTATTAAATTTTTCTACAACTACAATATTGTCGTCAATCAACTTTACTTTTTTAAATTTATGTTCTAATCCGTGTATATATTTATCGTGTATCTGTTTTTCATCTAAAATAAAACCGCATAAACATTTTTTATGTAAAATAAAATCATCACAAATACATATACAATCGTTTTTTTGACATTTTTTACCAATAAAATTTAATATGTCTAGATTATAATAAAGTTCCATTTTTCCCCCTTTTTATTTATTTTTATTTTTTATAAATCAAAATCATATAAAAAATTAGCCTTTCTTTTCAAAAGGTTTTTTATTGTATGTTCTACATCATCTAATTTTCTATATCTTGTTTTCCCAATATAAAAAACGTTTTCTATTTCAGTGTTTCTTATTTCTTCATTTTTAATTTTAGCATCATTTATTACATCATCCATTTCTTCTTGTGTTAAAAATAAACGGCACACACATTGTTTATTTAAAATCATATCGTCGCAGATACATATACAATGTTCTTTTTTACAATGGCATCTTTGACCTACATAATTATCTCTATATAATTTTGTTTCGTCTAAATAAAAAACTTCATTTTTAATCATTGTATTTCCTTTTCATTTATTAATTTATTTAAATACCATTTAGCTTTTTTTAAATCTTCTATTCCACCTTTTTTATTTTCTCTAGAAATATATTTTATTATATTCCCTTTCAAATACCCTTTAAAAGCATCTGGTTCATTTGTTAAGATTGATTTAATGCAGTCTATAATTTCAATAGGACAATCTTTGTAATAGCCAGGGTTAATTTTATCAACATCTGCTATGGCGATATAATTCTGTTCTCCATATGGGTCTTTAGGAGGGTTAATTTTATCAACATCTGCTATGGCGATATAATTCTGTTCTCCATATGGGTCTTTAGGAAGGAAAACATTTTTAGGGTGAATACAAATAGAAAGTATTTCTCTATGTTTTGGTTTATAAAAAAAACCTTTTGCAAAATAACCTGTTATATTTCTAGATAATATTCTATCTATTGGATTATATTCTTCAAATTTAAAACCTTCCTCATAATCTCTATATAACGAAACATTTTCAATATTAATTGTAAAATTAACATATATATCTACATTAAATTTATAATAACAATTATCTCTTTGGTTTATACAAAGAGGTCCATAAATATATTTATCGTTTATAAATTCAAGTATATCGCTAATATACATAGGAACCTTTTTTTGCTTTTGTCTTAATACTAAATTTAATGTGTATGTATACTTAGTTTCCTTCTTACTTGCTTCTATAGAAAAACATTTAGTTATCGCATCATACTTTTCATCCTTATATAAATATCCAGTAAGCATTACATCTAAAAATTCTTTTTGCATATTCGTTTAACCCCCACACTCCCTTATTTTTTTATTGTTGCATTTTCAAATCTAGTAAATTCACTTTTAAAAATTAAATTTATAGTTCCTGTTGCCCCGTTTCTATGTTTCCCTATAATTAATTCTGCTTTATTTTCTAGTTCTGGATTATTAGGTTTATAATATCCTTCTCTGTATAAAAAAACTACTAAGTCTGCATCCTGTTCTATTGACCCTGATTCTCGTAGGTCAGAAAGCTGTGGTCTTTTATCAAGTCTGGTTTCTGTTGCACGAGATAGCTGTGAAAGTGCTATAACTGGCACATCTAATTCTTTTGCTAAAATTTTTAAATTTCTGGTAATTTCTGAAATATCTTGTTGCCTGTATTCTGCTTTTCCACTTCTACCTGCCATGAGCTGTAAATAGTCTATTATAATTAAACTAAGTCCATTTTGAGCTTTTAATTTTCTAGCTCTGGATTTCATATCTAATGTAGAAAGACTAGTGGAATCGTCTATAAAAATTGGAGCTTTTGAAAGAGAAAGCCCAGCCTTTTGTATGTTTTCCAAAGAAGTATGGGATGCGTTTCCACTTTTTAGTTGACGAGAATTAACTTTTGCTTCACTACATAAAAGTCTAAAAACGAGTTCTGAGCTAGACATTTCTAAGCTAAATATGGCAACAGGTTTATTTAATTTTAAAGCGACATATGAAGCAATATTTAGACAAAAAGAAGTTTTTCCCATTGCAGGTCTGGCGGCGACTATTATTAAATTAGAATTTTGGAGCCCACCTGTAATATTATCAAAGTCAAAGAACCCTGTTCTTAACCCCTGGATGCTTTGTTTATTTTTAAAAAAAGCTTCAATTTTTTCTAATGTTTCATGGGTTTTATTAGCTATTTTTGAGAAGTCTTTTAATTTTTTATTTTGTGAAATTTCAAAAATATTTTGTTCTGCAACATCTAAAATTCTTTCTGTTTCTTCACTAGAATAATAACATAAATTTATAATATTATTAGAAGCATTTATTAAATTTCTTAAAATACTTTTTTCTTTTATTATTTTAGCATGGAATTCTGTATGTGCCGTGGTTGTAATATTATCTAATAAAACTTTTAAATAATCTTCCCCTCCTACTTTTTCTAAAAGTGACATTCTTTTTAATTTATCTATAACTGTGACAACATCAATAGGTTTATTATCATTATAAAGACTTTCCATTACTTCAAAAATATATCTATGCTGATTATAATAAAAATCTTCTGTTTTTAAGATACCCATAACATTTATCAGGGCATCGCTTGTAAACAGCATTGAACCTAAAACAGCTCTTTCTGCTCCTAAATCGTGTGGTGGGGTTATATTGTTATTTTTCATTGTTTGGCTCTGATGGGATGATTACTTTGTGATAATCTCTCTTGTCAGCTTTGCCAACATATCTTAAATCGGGTTCAGCTTCGTGGTCTCGCCTCTCTTCTCCATGATATACTAGGATTAGCTTCCCCTCAACTTTTTCATAAACATCTATTATTTTCATATTCCTTCCCCCTTTTTTTATAAAAACTTATTTTTATTCATATTTTATACTATCCAAAATTTCAAGAGATTCACAAAGACATTTATAAACATCATCTAATTTATCAGTTTTATCAAAAAAAGTTTTATCCTCTGCTAAATAATACTTACATTTATTTTTAATCTCATTTTTTTCTGCATATGTATCAATAGCATCTAAAAAATCTGGGCTATGTGTATTAATTAAAATAGTCAAATTAAATTCTTTTTGAAGTTCAATTAAAATTTCAGCAAAAAGTAGTTGCCACTTTGGATGCATATGAATTTCTGGTTCATCTAATATTAAAAAATCTCTATTCATAATATATCCATTTTCTAAAATTTTTTTTAAAAGTATAAATAGTTTTAGTCCATTATCTATATTTTCTATATTAACTGCCCCTTCTATCCCTTTAAGCTTAATAAATATATCGTCATTTTCATATTCTGGAAAAATAATATCAGAAAGATTAGTTTTATTAATTAGATGCATTATTTTTTCTAACCTTGCTTCTCTAATTATAGATAAATTTTTGAAAAACTTATTTTCTTCAAAAAACATTTTTCTTGTAATCTTTTTATGATTTATAAATTCTTTTTCTCCTTTTAAAAATAATGGATATTCTAATTTACTTAAAAAATATGGATATAATTCTTCATCGGATGGTATCTTTTCAGGGAAATAAGAAGAATCTAAATATATCACATTATTTACAATTTCTGTATTTTGTTCTAAATTAATAACTTCATTATTTTTAATTTCTACTTTTATACTTTTATCTTTTATAAATAAAGATACTTTACCTATTTCATCTTCTTTATTTAAGTTGTTTATTTGATTACTAAATTCATTATTAAATAAATTTCCCAAGAAATTTTTTTCTACATCTTCTTTACTAAGATTTTCTGGAATATTTTTTAAAACATCATTTATAAACTTTTCTTTATCTTCTTTTGGGTTATCTTTTAAATTTAATTCTATTTCTATTGTTTTATATATATTTTCATTAGTAGCCTTATTTGTTAATATTTTTTGTGAAATTTTGTCAGCTAATTCTAATGCTTTATCCTGTACTTCTTTATTTCTACCAATTATTGTATCAAACAAGGTCAATGAATATCTATCCATAAAATCTATTAGAATATTGTATATATTTGTTGTTAAACTTGAATATATACTAGTATTTTTTTGATAGAAATGAGAAAACATAGAAAACAAAGATTTTCCAATAATTGATTTTCCTGTGCCATTTTCTCCGCAGATTACAGTGATGCCATTAAACTCTACATCTGCCTTTTCTATCATTCCAATATTTTCAATATGTAATTTCATAATAGACACCCACCCCTTTTTTATTTAATTTTTATTTTATATAAATTAATTATTAAATATTTTTTAGAAAAACAGAAAAATAATATATGTTTCTTAAAATACTTAAATATTCTTCTTTTTTATTTTCATCGCTAATGTTATTTTGAATATTTAATTCCACAAGATTTCTAGATGTGTTTTCTAAATAATTTGCTACAATATGTAAAATTGTTTCCATTTTCCCACCACCTTTTATATAAATTATACTTTATTTTAAAGAAAAAGTAAATATTATAAATTAAATTTGTTCTTAAAATTTTTAATAACACCATCATCTACATAATGGAAACTGCATGGGAGTCTATTTAATCCTAAACTTTGCAATGAAATATTTGTATAAATAGGCTGTGATGTTTTGACGACAGATATTATATCACTTTTTAAATTTTTAGCGAAATCTTTAATATTTTCTGTGAAATTAGGGTTATCAAGCAAATCTTGAATTTTTAATTTTTTAATTTTTAGAATATTTAATTCTTCTGTTATGTACCCTAAATCTTTATTATAAACAAATATTTTTTTTATTTTCTGCGGAAATAACTTAAAAACAAAAACATTGTCTTCTACTTTCTTTTTCCTAAGTAATTGGCTATTTACTACAACATTATAAGTTTTGTTTATCATTCGAAAATTAGCCCATATTGTGATATAGTTATTTTCACATTTTACAAATGGGAAAAAATAGTTGGTGTCTATTTCTTTTTTCAAATATTGGAAGTCTGCTACTTTATATTTTTCCCCTTTTGTGTGTAGATACAATACAAAATCTCTATGTAATAGTGGTATGGCTCTCCCTTTAATGTTTAATTGTTTTTTTATTTCAACGAGATTTAAATTAGTATTTAAAATTTTAAAATTTTCTTTTTTTAATTTATTTTTTATCATTGCTAAATCCTAACTATTTTATCGTTAACAATCTTCCTAACTTCAATATTAGGTTGATGCTCTCTGCAATAATCACAAGTACCACAATATTCCAAAAATACTCCAAATCCTTTCCCTTGCAAAAAATCTATTGCTGTATTTTTTAAAGCAGATAGTCTTTCACCAACAACTAAATCGTCATCATATTTAGATTTTAAAAAATCTATAAAAGTTTCTAATCTGTTTTCAAGCTCTACATTATCAAGTTTTAATGGTTTAAAAAGAGGTTTTTCCCCTTTTGTTATATAATAAAGATAACAATCAGGTATTACCCCTATATTTTTATAAACGAGATATTGATAAACCGCTAATTGTAAATAATAATCATAATCTCTAGTTATTTTGACAAAATATTCGTCGGGGTCATAAAATGAATTTTCAGAAACATACTTTAAATCAACAATAGCACATTGTGATTCGCTTTTTAAATATTCCAAAGATGATTTGTCGTCCACAAAAACATCTAACATTCCTTTAAAATTCAAACCACCTACGACACCAGTAAATATTTTTTGTTTTTCATTGTAATCAAAAAGATTTTTTAAATATTCTAAATTTGGATCTTTTTGAATTCGTTCAAATGTATCTTGTGCAGTTTGATATTTTGTTTTTAAGTTTCCATTTTTTAGTCTAATTGACTCACCTTTTTCTAAAAGTTCTTTTTCAAAATTATTTAATTCTTCATTGTCTTTTTGCATCAAAATATCAAAAAACTTTGAAACGGCTAAATTTTCATTAAAGCTCTTTTTATTATTAAGATTTAAGTAATGAAAAAATGAAGCCTCACACTTTATAAAATCTTTAATTTGAGACACACTAAAATATTTTAGTGTATTTTCTTGATTAAAATAATTTTCTTTTGTTAACATTTTCTCCCCCTTTTTTTATATATAAAACATATATTATGTTTTTTTAAATTTCAATATACTCTGTTGACATTTGATTTATATTATTCATAAATCGCCCTATATCTTTTTTTAAAAAATTTAAGGCATTTTCCAACTCTAAACTATTTCCCCTTTTTTTTAAAAATATAATTTTTTATAAATTTCAAAATTTCATTCTAACTCTAACTCTAATATCGTATTGTTTTTTACCGATATATAAACCTTTTTCTATTATTTTATAAAAAGGTTTATAAATAGGAATACCCATATAGTCTTCTTTAACGATATCGCAATATACACCTTTTACTTTTGCGGAAGTTTTCATATAAATATACATTCTAATAAGCATATGCTTATATCTTTCTGAAATGATATCTTCAATAGTTTCGAAAGAACCACCGATATTACTATGACAATATAAATAATTATTGGCAGACATGGTGATGACAATTCTAGCTTTAAAAGATACATAATGATACATTGCTTTATCTATTAAATTACTAATATCTTTAATAACTAAATCTCTGCGGTTATAATATATTTTATCTTCCCACGATGTCAATTCTTTACCATCTTGTATAAAAGATGTTGCTGAAATGTAAAAAACATTCATACCTTCCCCTTTTTTTATAATTATCTCCCTTTATGTATTTTAAAGGGCTAAATTTCTTTTTATTTTAATGAAATGTTTTATTAATATAAAAACTTATTAATTTTTTAAACTCTTTAATTTCCCCCTTTTTTGTAAGAATTTTAAATATATTTATATTTCTTCCTTCTTTTTATATTTCTGTAATCTCAATTTTTAAGAAATAAGCCATTAACTTTTTTTTAATTTGATAAACTTGAGTCTTTAGCCCCTTAACATCTTCAACAACTAGATTATCATTATTATCTTTATAAGAAAAATCTGCAATGTATTTTAATGGGGCAAATTTCTTTTTATTTAAGTTAAAAGATTGTAGTAATACAAATACAGGGTGCACTTGTAATTCTTTGATTTTACCCGCTTTTTGTAAGAATTTTAAATATATATATCTTTTACATTCTTTTTCACTATCAAACTTATACCCATCACATTCTTTTTTTTTATTAAAATATTTATTTCTTTTAAATTTTATCATCATATACACACTTTCTAATTGTTTTTATTTTATATAAATTCTAAACAATCAACTTTTTCTTTTTTAGAATTTTCAAGTTTATCTCTTTATTCCCCTATTTTTCAATTTTAATATTTTTCATTCTTCCCACATCCCCACCTAAAAGGTGGGATTCTACTGTTATACTTTAAGTAAGCATATATATATTTATATTATATATTTATATTATATATTTATATTATATATTTATATTATATATTTATATTATATATTTATATTATATATTTATTATTTATTATTTATTATTATTATTATCTAATAATAATAATAATTATATTATTAAGAGAATAGAATAAGGATTAATAATAATAATGTCTGTGGATAATGTGGATAACTTTTTCATTTTTCAATTTTCTCGTCTTAAAAAATTCATTCTATTATTTATTTAATATGTGTATAACTTGTGGATAAAATGTGGATAACTTTTTCATTTTTCAATTTTCTCGTCTATAAACATAAAAATTTTAAATGTGGATAACTTGTGGATAACTTTTTAAAACGGAACATCTACACTTTCTTCAATTTTGGTGCAATAATTATTATCTCCATATTTTTTAATAGTGATTTCATATAAATTCCCTTCTACCAATCCTGATAACTTTTTATCATCTAATATAGCTGTTATTAGTTTTTCATTAGCACCATTTTTAAACTGGCAATATGTCCTATTTTCTCCAGTTTTTGTTGTAAAACTTCCACCTTTTTTTATAAAATAACCTTCAAAGTTTAGCATTTCGCCTTTATTATTTGTATTTTCATTGTTTACATTTTCATTACTTATATTTTTATTGTTTTGCTGTTGTTTTGGTTGAACTTTATAACTATAAAAATTAGTATTATTTGGAGTTTTATTACTAACATCGTCTAATTTTTCAATATCATTATTATCAATAATATTAAATGTTATTAAATATAAATATCTCCTTGAATAAGTAATATTTGACCCCAAATTTTTCATATTTTTACCATTAGCAATGCTAACATCTTCGTTAGTTGGTGTCGTTGTCGTTGGTAGAAGGAATGGGATGGTTGTTTTTTTAACTTCATTTTCATTATTTTTATTTTTTAAAGTTAAAGTCATTGTGTGTTCGTTATTATCAGTCGATATTTGTATGTTGATATCTAATAAAAATGCTAAATCAATAATTGGAGGTTCCAATGTTGAAAGTTCAAAATAATTATAACTGGTTTTCGCTGTGATCGTTGCGGTGCCTTTTTTTTCTAGGTTCAATTTTAAAAGTGCTTTTTTCATAATGTCTATTTTGTCGTCCAAATTTAGATTTTGTATTTCTTCAATCTCAATAAAACCTTGTTCTATAATATCCATTTTAGTATCATAGTCTTTCCCCTTCCCCTCAATTTGTTTAAAAATTTCTAAAATTTTTCTTTTTAGCTCTTTTTTCATTATTTCTCCTCCTTTTTTTAAATTAATTTTTCATTTAAAGTTCATAAAAAGATAATAAAATAAATAAAAACATTAAAAAGCATGCTATTGCAAATAAAATGTCAAAAATTGCTTTTTTAATAATGTCTTTCATCCTTTCCCTCCACTTAAAAAATTTTTTCCATAAAAATATTATGAATTTTTAATAAATGTAATTACTATTAATGCACCTGCAATGATAGCAACACTCATGACAATCGCTTCAGCATAGTTCATTTTTTCCCCTCCATTTATTTAAAATTTTTTGAATTTTTAAATACATATCATTTTCCCACTTTTTATAAATAAAATATACTTAATTTATATTAAAAATCAAGTATAATTTATAGTTTTTTTATTTAGTTTTTTAAAAAATTCTAATACAATTTTAAATTTTTTTTATTATTTTCTTTTTTAAACTCTTCATCTAAAAAATCTAATTCTTTTTTAAATTCTCTGTTTTCCAAAAAATCTAAAAACTTAAAAATATTTAATATAAAAACATTTAAAATTAAAATTATTAAAAGTATGTTCGTTATATTCATTATTTTTATTTAACTATAAATTTTTTAAAAATTTTATTATCATTTTCATCATAAATAACAACTAAATATATCCCTTTAGCTAATTTTTGATTAAAATTTATTGTCAAAATTTTTGAATAAAATATTCTTTTATTTTCAATTAATTTTCCAGCAACATCATAAACATACACTTCAATTTTATTCTGTGTTTTTTCGAAAGAAATATTGATTTTTTGATTAATGCAAGGATTAGGATATAATATGCAATCGTTCGCTAATAATTTTAACCAAAAGAAATTAATCATTAATATCATTAATATTATTTTTTTCATTTTTTCCTCCAAAAATTTAACGAGTAAATATTTTTAAATTTAAGCATTATCACAAAAATAAATAAAATCTTTTGTTTTACCAAGTCGTGGGTCGTCCATTATTTCATTGTAATATTCTGCTGTTCCAATTTTTACAAAATATTTAAAGGTTTCATCTCTTTCTTTACGATTTTTTAAATCGTATATTTCTTTATACTTTTCATAAACATAACTATTTTTTTTGTACCAAAAATATTCAATATAAAAATCTTCCAAAACTTTTGTCCTATTAAAACCTTTTTCGTTGATGTTATAATAATCTCTAATATACATATTATTTATTTCACTAAGGATTTCTTGTTCTTTTTCTTCTTTTGATTTGAAAATTTTTTTATTTTCTTTCATTTTTTTTTCAAATATTTGATTAAAAAGCAATATTTGAGTTCCATCATCGTCACAATAAATATTGTTGACTTCATTTAAAAAATTTTCCAGGACTTTTTCTTTTGTTAATTTTCCCATTTTTTCTCTCTCTTTTTTTTAAAATTTATTTTTTAATCAAGATTTTTTAATTTTTTACTCCTAAAATTTAAATGCAATATTACTATCGTTATTAAATTTAATGAAACTTTTAAAAGTAATATCATATAAATCATTTTTAATAGTTATAGGACTATGTAGATATATAGTTGATATTACGCCATTTTCATGAAAATCAATGATGCATTCTGCTTCAATTTCACCGTATTTAGTTTTGAATATTTTAGGTTTTGCTAAACATACTTCTTGAATAACCCCATTTTGATAAAAAAGAATACAACAATATACTTTAATCGCACCATATTTTTTTGTTTGCAATGTTGCAGATTCGTTTATATAACTACTTTTTATATTTCCATTCTCGTAAAATTCAGTATAATTTTTGCAAGTCATCTCACCTTGATTAATTTTTAAAATAGTAGGTTTATTGATAATGCCACCTTTAACATTCCCATTTTCATAAAATTTAACACATTTATTAAATTCAATCTCGCCGTATTTTGTTTTAAAAATTGTAGGTTTTTTTAGAAAACCATATTCAATATTACCATTTTCATACATTTCAAATTTTTCCCTTTTATCAAAAAGTTTTATATTTACATTTTCCATAGTTTCCCCTTTTTTATTTATTTATTTTTATTATTTAATTTTTAAAAAAATCAATTGTTTTATTTTTTAAAACTATGTAAAAATTTTTATTATTAATATCAATTTTTTCTCCGTTTTCTAAAACAAATGAATTTTTTCTCCCGTTCCAGTTGAAATAACTACCCTGTATAAATTCATTATTTTTTTTATAATATATTTGATATGCACTGTAATTATAACTGTGACTCCATCTTCTTTCCTCATTTTCGTTATAATAACGTTGTCCTTTTTCTAAATTTATTTTAAAAAGTTTTTTTCCATTAAATTCTAATCTTTCCATCTTTCCCCACCCCTTTTTTTTATTTTAAATAATTATTTTTATTTTTCCCTCCTTTTATAAAATATACTTAATTTTTTAAAAAAAATAATTATTTAAAAACTATAAAATTTAATTTATGAAAGAACTTTAAAAAAAATATTATATATAAATTATACTTGATTTATTAAAAAAATCAAGTTTTTTTATTTTTTCTTAATCTTAAAATTTATAAAATTTATTTATATAAAAGAACTTATTTATATATAAATTATACTTGATTTTATTAAAAAGTCAAGTGTTTTTACTAAAAAAATTTGATTTTTTAAATATTATTTAATAAAATTTTATTTATAAAATTTTTTAAAAATATTTATTTTAATTTTTTTCTGATTTAATTTTAAAATAATTTAATATTTTATTTATAAATATTTTTATTTATTTTTTTCTGCCGCATCTTTCATCTTTTAAATAAAAATTATTTAATTTAAAGATAAATTTATTAATAAAATATATATTTTTTTTAAATAAATTAAAAAAATTACTTGACTTTTATTTAGATTTATATTTTTAAATTAATTATTAATAAATAATATTATAAATTATAATCGCTATTATTTAATATTTTATATTATTAAAACAATAATATAATTATATATAATATACTTTATATTATATAATTTTATATTAATTAAATATTTTATTCTGCCGCATCTTTAAATTTAAAATAATTTTTTTATTTAATAATTAACTTTAATTTTTTTATTTAATAATTAACTTTAATTTTTTTATTTAATAATTAACTTTAATTTTTTTAAATAAATTAAAAAAATTAATTAATATTAATTTAATTTTATTTATTTTTTTATATATAAATATAAAATATTAAATCTTAATTGATTATTAAAATAATTTTATATTAAAAATATACCCCCACCCTATTGTTCTAATCCCGATTTATATTTTCCCCGTATTTTAACTTTTATATAAACAATACTTGATTTATAAATATTTTAAATAAATATATAAATAATATTTTTTTAAACATTGAATAAAAAAATATATTATTCTATAATATATAGAGTAAAATATGGAGATATTTTAGATATGGGTGATGGCATAGATATATTAAAAGATACTTTAAAAGTATTAAATGGTGGGAGTATAGACCCTGATTTAGTGAGGTCATTAACATCTAATGGTTCTTTAAGTATAGAGTTAATGGGTGAGATATTAATAAAAATACAAGAATTAGTTAATAGTGGTGGTGGAGGTGGAGTTCCTACTAACTTAACATTATCTAATTTTAGGTCTGGTGTAGTAGTTCCTCAAATTAGAAATAATACAGAAGCAACTAATAATAATATAGCCACAGAGCTTGGTATAAGAAATGCAATAGACCAAGCAATACTTGGGACATTTAAGATACAAGGGAATAAAGATACGGAAGCCGAAATACTTGCTTTAACTGGTAGTGAGGATTATGAAGCTTGGATATGTCTTGAAGATGGGAAACTTTATTATTGGCTAACTAATCAATGGTTATCGGTTAAATTAGTAGATATTAATAGTTTTATTAACAATACGAATGGGATTATGGTTGTTAGTATTATGCCATCTCCAACTGTTAATAATAAAGATTATACATATTTTTATATTGGGGATACAGCTGGAGATTTTAAGACTAAGACATTTTATAAATGTGTAGAGGTATTGCCTAGTACGACACCAAAAACATATCATTATGAAGAATATGTAGTTGCGAGTGATGTATTTATAGATACTGATGATTTAGCATCTATAACAAATCCGACGAAGCAAGTAATTTATAGATTGAGGACTATAACATATAAGCATAATGGGGATGATGTAAGAAACGTAATATTTTATAAAGCATTAGGTGCTGTGGTTACTAATACTGGGGTTTCTATAACTCTTGGGGATGAAATTGCTTATGAAGACATAGTTTCGGAAGATATTACGGAGTGGATATCATTTGGTTATATAAAAGTTGGGACTTATAGTGATAGTGATTTTGTACAATATGAAAACGATAATGGGATATTTTTTGATGTCAAAACAACTATTACAGAGCAAATACAATATACTTTATATCATAATCCTACTGAAGCAGAAACTGGATATATTAATATAAGTATTGAAGAACCAGCGATTGATAATGTAGAACTAACTGAAAACACAACAAGACAAGATATAAAACTAATAGGCGAAGCAGATTTAATAAAAGATAGTGAATTTGTTAATCCAAAACCAAATGGTATTGATATCGTTTTAAACACTGGAACAAGTGATAATCCAAATATAATAAATGATGACCCTGCTTATCAATATGCTAACAATAAAACATCTTCAAATAATTATATCAATACAAGATTGGAAACAATAGAAAGAAAAGCAGATGCTAAAACATTAACAAAATTCGTTGATGCTTTACCTGCTAATCCCGATATAAACACCGAATATTATGTTGAAACTTCAACTCCTAATGTTTATGAAAGATATTTTGTAGATAGTTTAGGAACTGTCAAAGAAATAGGAAATACTGAAATGGATGTATCAACACTCGCTACAAAAGTTGAACTAAACTTGAAAGAAGATTTATCAAACAAAACAACAACACTTAATGATAGTTCAACAAATACACAATATCCATCAGCAAAGGCAGTAGTGGATTATGTAAAAGAACACGGGTCTGAAATAGTAGAAACAGTTTTATGGCAATCACCTAATGGAATAAATGGGACAAGTTTTTATTCAAGGCCTACTAATATAACTTTAACAGATAATATAAAAGATTATCATTTGTTTAAATTTACTATAAGCAGAGATGATAGCAAAATCAATAGTTATTATCTTACCTTAAAAGATATACAACTGTATGCTGGTAGTTCTTATAGATTTATGCCTTCCCTTTCTTATGATAGTGAACTTTCATGTTTGGAAGTGGATATTCCCGTAACAACAGATACTAATATATTTCATATAAATAATTCAAACAAGTGTAATCTTGTAAATATTACAGGTTATAAATCAATCCCAATGTTAAACACTTATTCAAGAGAAATAAGAGAATTGATAATGAATACACCAGTAGGAACAAGTAGCGAAACATCTGGTAATATAACTCTCACAAAGGGAATGAGTAATTATGATTATTTAGATATATATTATCAATGTGCAGATTTTACATCTATAAATAGTAATAAACGAATTAGAGTATCAGATTTAATTGAATACTATAACAATAGTAGTCTAAAATTTAGGCTTGAAACATCCGATTTAGACAGCAATAGAAAATATATAAGTATATATAGAAGTAGTGATACTGTTATACACTATGATAGTTATAATTTGAAAATGATGAAAATTTATGGTATCAAAGCAGAACCAGTAGTTCAAGGTTCTCCTGCTTATAAACAATTATACTATAATGCAAATGGTGTTTCTTCTGGAAATATTACTTTGAATGATGCTATTAGTAAATTCAAGTATATTGAAATTTTAGGTAGAAGGGATAGTTACTTATTTTCATCAAAAGCAAACTCTACTACTTTTATAAACTCAAATAATCTTATATTAAACACAGCTAACTATTCTACCCCGAATTTTGTGTATATACACTATGTATCCGATACAAGTGTAAGTGTATCTAATAGTTCAACTGAGAATGCACTAACAGAAGTTATAGGTTGGTATTAATAATAAAAAGGGGGGAAAATATGAAAATATATAAAGATGGCAATTTATGGTTTGAAGCAACAAGCCCTAATGAGTTATTGTCAATGTGTCAAACAATAGCAAATAGTTTAAGAAATAATTATTTTACTAATGTTGAAATAATGAATTTAATAGCATCGGCAAGGTCAGTTTATCAAGTTGAAACTATGCCAAGTGAACCAACAATAAACACTGTTTATTATGTTGGAACACAAGCACCTTACGATGTAAAACTTGTTGATAGCAATGGAACAGTTGTAAATCTTGGTGATAGTGATGCAGATTTTAGCAATTTTTACACAAAAGCAGAGTGTGATAATAGGTATTTATACAAGCAAGATTTCTTAAATACTATGTATCCAAAAGGCAGTATTTACACAACCTATGAAAATAAAAACCCTTCAACTTTTCTTGGTGGAACTTGGGTTTTAATAGGGGGACAAGATGCTAACTTAAATGGTGGTTTTGGTAATGTTGTAACACAAGGTTTTAGAGGTAAAACAGGTGCTTTTGAAACAGGTGGAAATGATAATGGTATTTTTGGTTCAACACAAGCACCAAGCAATTATGGAAGTCAAGTTAATTTTGATGCTTCAAGGGTTTCAACCATTTACCAAAACAATGCACATGTAAATGTCAATGCTATTAAATTATTCTTTTGGAGAAGAACAGACGATGCACCTATTGTTTATAATACTGGCAATATTACAATGGATACAGCACTATTACCAACAGCAACAAACGACCATATACCAACTAGTAAAGCAGTGGTGGATTATATTTATAGAGAAATTGATAGAACTAATGATATGTCATTAAGTGTGGTTTATACTAATGTATCATCGGTGACTTACAAA